ATAGCATTAATTGAGAAAGACTTACCTGAACCCCTACCACCTGTTACAACAAAGTATCTACTATCGTCTGTGGATATTGGTAGGTATTTCTTATGTATATTAATCGACAAACTTAATTAAGTCCTTAAAGTTTATATTCAGCCCCTCAGATGAATTGATATCCATACTTTCTTTTGGCTTACCATATCGGTAACTGAGATATAATTGAATTGCTCTCATATCGCCTTTTGCTACGAGTTCCCCTAACTTAGCGAGTGCTGTATCACTATCTATGATCGCATCTAAGCGTTCTACTAATTTAGCTTCGTCTGCTTTGGGCTTTCTACCTGCCCCTTGTCTTGCGCCACCATGCATCTTGAAAAAAGTTGATTATTCAATTATATAACGTATTTTTTTTAAATTTTGTTAGACACCACAATATCCTGAATCGCACTCATTAAAATCATCATCAAATAGGTCTGTTTGTTTAAAGCTATCTCTTATTTGACTATATGTAACGCCTTTCTTAAAAGTTCCTACATTAATCCCTTTGTGTTGTTCTGCTTCTATAAACCAATTATATTTTTCAGGATGTTTTTCACTCATTAGCTTAAGAAGTACTTCGTTTCTATGAAAGCACCCTATACAATTATTCATATAAGCAAATCTCACAGGTTTGTCTATCCAATACTTTTCTACTTGGTCTTTATATATGTTATCTTTTATTAATGGGAACACAGGTCTTTGCCATCCTATATCTGCCCATTTGTTTCTCGTTCCTCTTTTGCCTACTATTGCTTTGTAAGTAGATAAACCCTCATCATTGAGTTTAGATAGCATTGTTTTAGCCCTGCTGTGTTCGTTTGCTCTATACCCTATTCGTGTTTTAATTGGTTTTCCTATCTCGCTTCGCCACCATTCAAATATAGGTTTAAGTTTCATCTCAGTAGTGCAGAATCTTTGAGTAACATTTGGTAAGTATTTTTTATCGCCATGCACTATAATCTTGTCAAAGGTTTTACCTGTAAGCCAAGTGATCTTTCTACCTATGTATTGCTCTAAGTCAAGCATAGTGTAGATAATGGTATCATCTTCTGCTGTGGCTATAAAGGGTGCTTGTATTCTGTCCTCTACTTCCTGTCTTAGTTTCTTATCAGGGAACGTACATCTTTTATCTTCTATTCGTACCAACGCGAACACATCATAGTCAGCAGGATAGTTAGCTGCTATATAGCTTGAAGTCTTACCACCTGATAAACTATTTACTGTTTTCATTCTTTAATTCCTGCACCTCTTTAGCTAATTGATTAACCATTAAGTAGAGTTTTGTTGTAACTCTTTCTATCTGCTCAATCTTTTGTGCTTGTGTCCATTTTTTACTCTTCATAATCTTGAAATATAATTTCTACATACCATAAGGCGAAGTCAATGATTATCGCTCTAAATTGGTTATGATAGTTAGTGAATGTTATCCCAAAGGATAGTTGATTATTTATTTTTCCTGTCTGTATTTTCATCTAATTGTTTTTCGTATAGTGCGCAGTCGTTACATTGAAACACGCAGCGTGAGTAACTAAAATCATCATCAATACACACAAAATCATTTGCTGCCATCGTCATATCCTTTTAGGTATCCTATAAACCAAAAGAAAGCACATAGTACCATTGTTGTTAAGAACCCACTAAAATCCATATATAGTATCATCTTTTGTATTTAAGTTTAGGACTATCATCACTACTAAAGTGTTCTATCATTTTATCACAGTACTTTATTATCTTTTCATTGTCTGTGGTTGACTTCCAATGCTGATAATATCGTATCATGTGTATCATCAGAATAGTCTTTGTTGTTGTTTGTGTTGTTCTATTCGTTTCATGGCAGCTTCGTAGTAGTCTTTGTCGATTTCGCACCCTGTAAGCTGATATCCTAAATTATGACACGCTATTGCTATTGAGCCACTACCTAAATGAGTATCGAGTATCTTATCGTTTTCTTTAGCGTAATTCATTAAAAGCCATTCGTATAAACCTATTGGTTTTTGTGTAGGATGTATTCTTGTTCCGTTTCTTTGAAATGGTTTTAAGCTGTGATATCTTGCAACACTATTAAAAGAAGTCCAAGCCATTTCCCATTCGCTAAAAGTTCTGTTTTGCAACTCTCTTGTTTTTGTCCAAGCTAAAACGCATCTCGTTGGTGGCAAATCAAAATAATTACCACCCCATATTATTTGGTTTTTACTAACTCTAAATAACTCATCAAAAAAAATTTTATCAGGCGTTTCTTTATCCCATTTTTTACCTTGACTTTTATTAAAGTATTGCCCACCATTTTCATAACCAATCCCATAGGGTGGGTCAACGATAGCAAGGTCGAAGTAGTTATCCTCATACCTTGCCATTAAATCCATGCAGTCCTCGTTTGTTATCATTCGACTGAGATTGCGTTTGCATCGTATATAGTCGCTTGTTGGTTTTTCGGTTGTATATTAAACCCTACTAACATAGCTTCTAAGCGTATTTTAACATCGTTTCTGCGTTCCTCAGGCACTTGGTCTATAAGTGAATACAAAGGATTCTCTATACGCTTTGCAATCAGCTCTATTGGCTTATCCTTTATATTGTAGAATATGTTATACACTTTGTCAAAGTCTGCTTTAAACTCTTTATCGTGTTTGTAGTAATGGGTAAACCTATTCAGGTGGTGTAGAACAGTTGCGTGGTTTTGCTTAAATGATTCTGAGATATGCCTTTTAACCACTTCCTGCTCTCTCATTATTCTATAAGCAATCATCCTACCCTTTACCACTTTGTGCTTACGATTGTTCTCAGTTATATCTATACCTAAGTGTTCTTTGATGATCTTCTCTAATCGTGTCTTGATGTCTTTTGTGTAAGTCATTTAATCGTGCTTAATTTATTTTTAACAAATTGATTGTAATATGTAACAACGTTATCCTTTGTGGTGTTTAAATATGGTGGCATAGTTTTGTCGAGATACAGAGCAAACTTAACCAACTCTTTAAACATCTTATCTACATTATTCGTTTTGCGAATTACCTTATTAATGATAACTGCCAAAGCACACTTAGTCAGCTTGTGAGTCATTTTATCCCAATCAAGATACTTATTGATCTCATCTATGTAGGATGATTGCAATAGATAATATAATCTCAATCGTGTAGATGCGTTGCTTTGTATTTTTGCGTTCCCTGTTCTAAAAGAATCGTTTGATGATTGAGTGAATAGCATCCTGATTGATGCGTGTGAGAATACACCATTAACACCCATAGCTTCATCAAGTTGCTTTGGCGTTTCAGGGCTGTTGTATATCTTGTTCCAAACAAACGTATAGAAGTTATCATTATCAAAAGGGTTCACACTTCGCTTAGTTGCGTGAAATCTAATATAGTCCTGTATCTGTAATGGCTTTCGTATATTGTTAAGAGATAGAAAAACATCCTCAGGTTTTACCTTTGTATCGTTTGGCACTACAACAGCGTGTATCTCTTGCTCAGGCATCTTCTCAATTACAGAGCTTAACCTTTGATATCCATCCTCTACTGAGTATAACCCTTTGCGTATTTCGTATAATGTTACTGCTGTTAAAAACCCATTCGCTTTGATTGAGTTGTTTAGATTGCTTATGTGATGTTTCTCTTTCCATCTTTGATGTAGGGGTATTGTTATTTGATTTTTTAAATCCCCTGCTTTAAATGTTCTTACTTCCGTTCTCATGTTATAAAATTCCTGTTAAACAATAATTATCTAAATCTGCGCCATGTATAAAAAAGGTCTCAAAAACTTCTATGGCTTCATGTGTTTTTCTTTTACCCTCATTGTAAAACTCTTCTGATACATCGTATATTGCTATGTCAAGAGTTCCCTTGTCCATTACACCAAACTTAAACTCTGTGTAAGGTACGTTAAATAATTCACAATAAATATACACCTGTATATCATATCCATACTTTCGTGCCGAGTAAGGGAAGCCCTTTACGTCTGTTGTGGTCTTTAGGTCAACGATCTTGTTTTTACCCAACACATCTGCTTTTCCTCTAAAGGGATAACCACCTATCATACCACAGGCAGGTACTTCAAACTCGCTGTTGTCTAAAAGTCTTAATGCCTGTTCGTTTCTTAGGAACGCATCAGCTAACCTTTCAGCATCTCGTTTCTCTTTTATCGTAAATACTTTGCCATGCTCTGATAGTGCTTCCTTATACTTCTTTGTGTTTTTGCTTTGTACATCTACAAAGATTTGATTATTAAACACATCAGGCTCTAAGATAGCTGTGTGAAACAACCACCCATCACGCATGGCCTGACTATCAGGCGAACCATAGTCTAAAATGTATTTATACTTTTTTGGGCTTTGGTGTAGCATCTTGATTGATGATGAGCTTAGAGCTGCCTTAGCCATATAGCCATAGTAAAAGTCATCTTCTTTTAGTAAGTCTATGAGGGTGTCTTTCTTAAAGCGTTCCCCATTGAGTAGTACTATCTCGCTCATCTTTGGTCTGCTTCAAAACAAGTTCCACTACAATACTCTGCTGACCTGCCTACTTCTGTACCACACATAGGGCATGAGTACTCAGGCTCTTCTATACATTTTAAATAATCGCTATATTCCATATTTGTTCTCTTTTAAATTCTCTAACTCTTTCTCTGCTCGTCTTGCACGTTCTACAAGTCTTTGCACTGATAAGCGTTCCTGTTTTACAATACGCTTATAACTATACCTTTCTAACTCTAATTGATTAATGTAGAACACAAGTCGTAAGGCTGCTTCTGATATCTTTTGCAGTTCCTCATTGTCTGACTTCTCTTGCCACTTGCTGATAGTTTCTAAAATCTCAGCAGAATCAATCATATACTGCAACTGACTAAAATCCATATCAAGCATATAATAATTCCTACAAGTCCTATCTGTGCGTAGTCTAACTTCATAGCTTTAAAAACTTTTTGGCTTTAGACCACCATACATTCTGAGTGTAGTACAAGTTAAACTCTGTTTGTGTCATTACTTCTATCCTATCGCCTTTGTTGACGATATATAAACCTGTGGGTGTTATTTTAAAAACCATGCTCTTAGTATATAGGTTAATAATAAGATATCTAAAATAGCAACCCAAAAGCATAGAGCCATCAATGCCATATACATTGTACCCTCTATGTTATTAAAGTAATTGATTAATTTTCTCATAAAATTGTTTTAATGTTATACAAATATAATAAAAAATTGTTAATAAACAACTTTCTACTTTTTTCTGTACTGAACAGCACACACAGCAAGTCTTTGATCTGTGTTAGGATACTCTTTCATCATTGTAGGATTCCCCATACAGCGTGTCATAAAGTCCTTTCTGTCCTCTCGTGGTTTTGGTGTTGGTAATGGCATAACTATATATTTAAGTGCATTATTGTATTAATCTTGTTTATCGTTTCCTGCTTATCTACAATTCCGTTATCATCGTAGTAAACATAAACGTAGGGGGCGAACATACGTGCATAGTTTTCGTTTTTTTCTTTGTGGTTTGCCTTTGCTCTATTCTGATAAGCTGTATTCATCATCTTGTAAGAGATAGGCTTTATTTGTATCCCTAAGATAATGTAATCATCTTTTATTATCTCAGCATCTATGCAATAGGTGTGGTCTTTTTCGAAGTCTGTTTTGACTATATCTATATTGGTAAACTCTTCTTTGAGTTCGTCTATTATGCTTAGTTCCTGTTGGTATCCGTTCCAAGTCTGTCCTATCACACGATAGAAAACATATTGCTTTACTTCCTCTAATGGTATCCATTGATTCTTTAGATGTATCCTTTGGCTTACATAAGATAGTTGTTTGTATCCTACTGTACACTTATACGAGTATTCCCAATCCTTATGCGTTTTGCCCTCGTGGTATTTATGAAAGTCGCTTATGAGCTTCATGCACTTACCTACATACTTAGTCTGAAAAAAATGATTGACACTCTTGTCTTTGTTTAGCTTTCGGTACAGCTCATCGTTTAAAGGTTGCTTATACTTATGCGTCATATATTTCATTTATTTGGTCTACCCATTTTCTAAGACGCTTAGGTGAACAACCACAAGGTTCGTGGTATTTATGAGCGTATAGATCAGCGTGTAATTCGCATATAAGTTTGTAGTGCTTAGGTGTCATATTGCCACTAAGAATCTTAGCGTAGGGCTTCCACCTATCTCTTTGCTCTTTGGTCATTTTACCTTTTGGCATCCTAAAATTTTATGTTATTCCACTTGTTTCTGCGCTCATCGCACCCACAATCTCTACCCATAAGTTTGGATATCTTCTTTACTATATAACGTATTCCTGTGTATTTTGTGAAGTAAAATACTAAATCCCCTAATCCCATTCTATATTATTTTTGATTAAATCCTTAACTCTTTTGTATGTAAAGTACAGAGAATAATAAGATATGTTTGTCTTACGTGCCAACTCTGCAATAGGCATACCATCGCTAATTATCTCAAACACAGTACGATCATACCAAAAGGTTTTGTCAAGCAGATTATCCATTTTTTTCATAATGCCACAAACATCTATCTCTTTTGATTCGCCCTGCTCGTCTAAATAGTCAGCAAGATTATCTATGTTAGTTTTTATTATATTTTTCTCTTTTCGGTGCAGGTCTATAAACAAACCTCTTAAAACTCGATAAACGTAAATGTGGTTTATATCATCCCCATAGCTTATATCTGCACCTTTAGTAATGTAGGTGTGGATACGGATGTACATCTCTTGTACGATATCCTCAGCGATGGATTCTTTGCAGCCAAAAGATAACACAATCCTATGCCAATCATCGTGCTTCTCTGCAATCTTCTGTAAAGTAGTTTTCAAAATAATCTTTGTTGCACTTTATGGTTTTCTATTCGTTTCATAGCTGCATTATAATAATCAGAATCAAGTTCACAAGCAGTAAGGTCAAAACCTAAGTTATGACAAGCTATAGCAATAGAACCTGAACCCAAGTGAGTGTCTAAAATCTTATCGTTTTCTTTAGCGTAATTCATAAGCAACCATTCATATAGCTTGACGGGTTTTTGTGTTGGGTGTATTTTACCACCTACTTTAGGTACTGACAATCTATAAATTTTAGCCAATTTATCAAAACTTGTCCAAGCTAATTCACACATAGCTAAACTAAAATCTTCGCTAATTTTTTTATCCCAAACTATAAAACATCTGCTACTTTGTAAATTATCTAAAAAATAATTACCACCCCAAACAATTTGATTTTGCGAAACCCTTTGCAATTCAATAAAATAATCTTTTGTTGGTGGTTTTATATCCCAACCTTTATCAACTACTTCGTTAAAGTTCATTTTACCTGTTTTCCCACCTTTAAATTTATCACCAATCCCATAAGGTGGATCAACAATAGCTAACTCAAAATACCTGTCAGGATATCTTGACATCAATTCCATGTTATCTTCGCAAGTGATTTTCAAAATGGTAAATCTGTTTGTTCTTTGGTGTTGTAAGTTACTAAATTTTTTCCATCTATTTCAAATCCTACATTATTTAAGATACTTCTAAACTTTACAGGGTCATCTATTGGTGTGGGTTTGTACCCTAATTCCTGATTCTTAACCTTAGCTGAATATAGGTTTGAATATATCCAATCCGTTTCATGGTAGATATATCTGTGTATGATTAAAAAGTCATCAGCTCTATTCATACTCATACCCCCCATCTCACTATCAGAAGCCATTGGTGGTATCGGTTGATTAGCGTAGTAATGCCCCTGTGGGTGTTTTTTCCTTAGTGCTTCTGTTACAGCATGAACACATATCCACGTAGTAATGTTATGCTGTTTGCAGAAGATTCGTATATCGGTAAGACTTTCATAGCTGTACTCGTAGCTATTTGAGTTCTTAGGGATATTCTTTTTTAAGCTATTAAGAGGATCAATTAAGAACCCTTGATAGTCCCATGCTTTTTTAATAGCAGTTGCAAGTTCTAAAAGGTCTTTGTATGTGTACGCTTTTTCAGTATCTACAAACTTAAAATGATTAAATACCCAATCGTATTGCTTTTCAAAGTCCTCTTTCTCTATTTGGTTAATTGGTTTGCCCTCTGCAAACTCTATGAGCTTACGAATAAGTGCATAGGGTTCGTTCTCACTACTGAACACAAGCCACCTTACATTGTGCTTAAGTGAGTACAGAAACATAAGATAAAATACTAAGTGTGTTTTACCTGTGTTAGCGTGTCCTAAAATAAAGTTGAGATTTCCATATACAAGTCTAAAGTGATTGTCTAATCTATCAACCCCTAAGCGTAAACCCTCGTTTACTTTTCCTGCTCGTATATCATTAAGTTTCTTAAGGTGTTTGTCAAAGTTTATCAGCATTTGGTAAAGTTATAAAAAAAAAGGGGGTGGTTAGCCCCCTATTGGTTAAAATGGTAAATCTGCTCTATCAGGTGCGTGTTCTTTAGCTTCGACACCCTCTGCTTGTTTGTGGATTTTCCATGCTTGTATTGTGTTAAATACTTTGACTTCCCCCTGTGGGTTAGTCCATTCACGTCCTCTAAGGTTATACTGAACCTCTACATGATCGCCCTCTTTATATATATCTAAAGCTGTGCATTTATCATTAGTAAATAAAACACTTAATATCTGAGGATATTGCTCTTTAGTGTTTAACACAAGTTCTCTAAATTGAAAATTCCCTTTTGTAGTAGTTTCGCCTACTCGTTTGACAGTTCCTGTTATACTACCCATTATTTACAAAGTTTATTAATAGTTGCGCATCTGCTATTACTGTTTGTATATCTGCGTTTGGTCTTGATGCGTGAAAGTCAGCAGCAGCTTTTACCATGCTTTGTCTAATGATTTGTTGGTCTTTACTTTGACCTGTTTGCATGGGTTTGTTATAGATGAGCTTTGCTGTGTTGTATTGCTCATTCGTTATTTCAAAGTCGATGGTTTCGCCCACCTGCTTTTTAAATTCGCCTTTGGCTAAAAACTGATAGTTGTTACCATTTGCGAGATACACCTGATACTTATTGAAAGTACCTGATGCGTTTGTATATGTACCTTTCGGTTCTATTTGAGTGATTTTACTCTGCATAATATAATTCTAATTGTTGTTCTAAAATTTCTATATGAGCTTCTAACTCTTCTATTCTATTGCTCATACTTTCTATTCTTGCCCTATCAAAGTCCCTCATGAGTTCCACTATATAATTTATATCGCTTATCCTCTTCTATCTTAAACATATCAAGCACATCGTACAGATTGTTTAGGGTTTGATTAGACATATCGCCTTTGTTAGCGAGTGTGTGTGATACAGCGTAGAGTATTGCATCTTGCTGTTCCGTATTTAATTTGAAATTCATAATAAAAGTTTTAATGTTTGTGTAAATATATAAATTATTTTTAAATAAAAAAAGAGGGGCAAGTCGCCCCCCCTTTAACGAGTAACATTAAAACAGTACAAGATATGTACTTTGCAAAGATACTATTTCATTTTATTTTTAACAAGATCTGTGTATTTAGTTATTAACCCTTGTAAGTCGTCATTTGAGTATTTAGTAATCTTTATGGCTTTATCGTGTAATGCCTCTGCTGTACCCTGCCCATAGTCTTTGTCTAATCTTAGCCCAAACTTGTACTGTTCGCCATATCTAAACACATTACAAGCAGAGCATTGCACTTGGCAGTTTGTTTCATCCCATCTTGTTCCGTAGTGCTTCCTACTTTGAAAGTGTCCGTTTTGCAATCGCTTCCAATGGTCTTTCTTACCACAGGTGTAGCACTCAGCTATGCCCTGAGCATTAGCGTTTCTAAGTCGTATGTACTGACTAAAGATATTATCTAAACGCTTTACAAGATTTTTACGTGATACCTTTTTAGGCAACTGCGTTGTCTAAGATTTGAATTATATGGCGTATCTCAGATTTCTCAAACTTACCTTTAATTTCAGAGTTGTATGTTTTAAAAGTTAGATTGTACATATCTTTCTCTGCTGTATGCTTATCTTCTTTTTTACCTAAGTATTCTATTTTTAAATCAAATTTCATAATCTCTATACATATGTGTTCCCAAAGTTAAAAAAAAATTTTTTGCTTTATTATAATATATATATATATATTTTAATTATAATAAATAATTATTATTATATTATATTATACTTAAGTACTATAATACTTATAATACTTATAATATACTATATACTACTTAGTGATTTTTTTAAATTTTTCAAAACCTCTACTACCAAAGTATGCCACATAGATTGTTACTAAAAGTGTTTTAAGTAATTCAATCCACGCTTCATCTATCTTGAAATCTATCTGTAAACTATCAAGCACAATGTAAATTGTAGTCGCAAGAGTAAGGTATATAAGCGTTATTGGTCTTACATTCTTACTCAACCATGAATCACTTTGCATATCAGAATCCCAACGCTTAGAAATCTCTGAAAACTCTTGTGCATCAATCTCGATAAGTTTTAAGGCAGTTTCTTTGTCTTGTGGGGTTAGGGTACTATCTTTTGCTATAAGTCGCTTAAACACGCCTAAAACGCCATTGTCAGGCAATATATCGCCCATTCCATCGCCAAGCGTAGAACCCACTGATGTTAAGAATTTACCTACTTTCGTGTCCTTAAACTTCTTTTTACTCATATTTTCTAAATTGTAATTGAAAGACAAACAGGTATATATTTAGTTCGTTGAATTTGTACCTATCTGTCGCAGGATAATAAGATGCACCTACTATAAACGAGGTAGGAAACAATAGTATAATTGAAAAACTACGCATAAGTCCATATTACTTCATCAGCTTTCTCAGGGTCTATATCTACGTGAATAAAAGTGTTTGCAATTCCTATACGCTTAAAACCTACGTCTAAAAGACAGTTGATTAAATGGTATCTATCAACAGAACTTGCACAAGCTATATCAGCAGCTAAACCTCTAAGGTGGCTACTATTTGGTGTACCACCTACTCTATCATTGTGTTTTTCTGTTCTATATCCTGATGTAATTCGCATAGGCTTTTCGTACTTATCCCTTGCTTGGTCCAACATCTCTAAAATATCAGGATGCATTTTCTGACCACTACCCACTTCATCAGGGCTGTCAAATTCTGTATAAGTAAAGTATTTCATATTAACACAATCCACAATATACGCAAAATTCACACATAACTATAATTTATCTATCACTTGTTGTATTTCGTTTAAGTCCACGTCTAACTTAAAACTTAAATCTGCTGACCATTGTCTTACAGCCTTATTACCTTTGTAAACAACTACAACAGGAACGTATTGTATTTGCTTTTTTAATTCCTCACTTTGTCTTTCTAACAGCCCATATTGAACTTTGCAACCTCTAAGGCTGTTTAAGTTTACGTCATGATGTTTGTTCCAATGTGCATTTATTTGTAGCACAGTGATATCAGATGTTTCTACCTTACCTAAAGATGTAGGGGTAAATAGTAAAAACGCTAAGGCTATAAAAGTTCTCATCTTAATTCATATACACGCTGCTCTATCAGTTCAAGTTTCTCAAAGTTTTTTTCGATCAGCTCACGATTGTTCATAATCTCTTTTCGGATGGCGTTATCTTTTAAGTCATACTCTTGTCTTGAGATAACAGGCTCAGGCAGTTTCATAGCTTCATCAATCTGTGCTTTTAAGCTAAAGTAAAACGCTGTTACAGTACTGATGCCTATTGCAAGAGATACAATAGTTTCTATGCTCATACTGAATTTAGTATTTTTAGATAACTCTGCCATTTTTATTGTTCGTTAAAGTTCCACCCTGCAAAGGTATGTACACCATTATCCTCAACAGATATTTCTTTAGACTTCCAACCATAAGGCGATTCATCTAAATCATTCCACAACACATCAACAGAGTACATATCAGATGCAACACCCTCAGTTTCTACATTACCCTCTTTATCAAAGGTAGGTTTTATTACCCATAGATAGCCAAGTTTTACGATTGTATGATTGCCCAATAAATACTCATTACCCTCATCGTCTGTACCATGTGGCAAAGCAGCAATCTTTTCTTCTGCTTGTTCCTGTGAGTTAAACTCGTATTTTTTAAATAGATATCCCATTTTCTTAACTTGTTAAAGTTGCTAATTCACTATCGCTTAATGCTTCGTTAAATACGATTAGCTGTTTGCATTTACCATAAAATATAACCCCATCATTGTCATCAAAAGAAAGCTCATCTAAACCTATTGGTACGCTTCCTGATGTATCAGTTCCTACTTTTGTACCATTAATAAATAAAGAGAAGTCATCTACTTTATACTTAAAAGCAATTTTATTAAAATCTCTTATATCTGAAATTGTTGCCAATATATTAACCTGAGTTGATGACCTACTTATAAATGCTTGTATTTGATTTGTTGTGGTTGAAAAACCAAAACCTACTCTTTCAAGTTGACCTGCACTCGCTTTAGCTATTCCAATCCTTGCGTTTCCTACATTAGTATCAAACGCTGCAATCTCAGCAAACAAAACGCCCTCGCTGTCGTTAAACTCTGCACTTGTGCCTGCACTATTACAAGCATCGGCAGATCGTGTTACCTGTCCTGAAGTAGTTTTGATATACGAAGTTGGATAGCTTCCTTGTTCAACAACAGCACCCCAAGCGTAAATACCTTTAACACCATCAGCACCTGAAAGAGTTTGACTACCATCTGAATTTGTAACGTAAATATGTGGCTGACCTGTGGTTGAAGTCGTAGTAATTGTAAAAGAACATCTGTACCATCCATTACCAAAATTTTCTATTGAAGATGAGCCACTTCCTGTAATAGAGCCAACAGCACCTAAAGATAAATCAAACCAAGCATATTGCCCACCATCGATACGTATCATTCCAAAATCATAGCCACCTGCCTTTAAGAATACGCTATACGTATAAACAGTAGAGTTTGATAATGTCAAATCTTGATACACACCACCTGAAGAAGTTTGACCTGATTGCTGTATTATTTTTTCAGCGTTTTGTGAGCCATCAGGCGAAACAATATCGTTTGATGTTACAGAGCTTCTAAATGTAATCCAAGTTGTGTCTAATTCTTCTGAACGTAAAAGTACATTTGTTCTTTGTGGTTCTAAAAGTAAATGAGGACAATCGCCTACAACACCACTTGTCAAAGGGTAGTCTAATCGTGGTACGTTTGTAGCAACGCTTTCTATCAGTCCATCTTTGTTTACTCTTGTTGCTGTTGACCCTCTTGTAGCATTAAAATCCCCATTACCATTAGCAGGTAGAACAGAGTATAGGTTATCTGTAGAACCTGCTTTAAATCCACTTGGTATTAACGCTACACTTGATTTATCGTATAAACTCATTAGTTCGCTATTAAAATTTCAAAATTTTGCATAATACTTGTAGCACCCTCTGAAGTGCCACTGTCTGATAATACTCTACTCGAATGATCCGTAGCAACACCTATAACTTTGTAAAGGTCATTGTTGCTAAATAGAGTTGATTTGATTTCGTTTACTGCCTTACGTCTTTCTGAGCTACTATCAAGCACAATAAACTCGTCTGTTTCTACCATATCAGCAGTCATATCTGTAAACTCTGATAGGTCTAAACTAAGTGCAGGGGTTGTAGTACCATTTGTAACATCTAAACCTGTGCCAACTGTAACCTCTGTAACTGTGCCTGTGTTTGTTGTGTATCCTGCACCATTAGTAAGTTGGTTGTTATTTGTTGGTATTGTTGGCGTTCCTGTCAAACTTGAGTAAGCACCATCAAAGTCAGAAGTACCTGCACCTATTGTAGTCCTAACTGCTGCTGCATCTGCATCATCAAGGAACGTCTTAGCAAATGTGCTGATAGTTGTACTTGCAGGTAAACTTAAAGTCTTTATATCTGCATCTACTTCGCTATCCATCAAAGCCCCTGCTGCTGTAACATTTGCAGTATCGGTAACATCTGCGTTCTCTTCAATACCTGCTAACTTAGTAGATGAAGTGCTGTCAAAACTTATTTTAGCGTTGTTTGCTGTGATATTATTGGCTTGGGTAGTTGTTATGCCCACTTTAGCGTTGTTCGTGGCTACATCGCTCTCTAAAGTGTCTAAATCAACAGCCTGAGTAACACTTATAAAGCCTACTTTGGTAGCATCTGCACTTGGATAACTATTTTTAGCTGTGTTAGCTATAATGGCATTGGCTTGACTTGTGGTAATTCCGACTTTTGCGTTGTTAGTGGCTATGTCAGATTCCATAGTGTCTAAATCTACTGCCTGTGTTACAGTCAAGTGTCCTACCTTAGTTGCATCGCCTGATGGATAAGAATTCTTTGCAGTGTTTGCAGTGATCGCATTTGCTTGGTCAGTAGTGATACCCACCTTAGCTGTGTTTGCAGTTATTGCGTTTGCTTGTGATGTAGTAATACCTGTTTTAGCAGTATTTGCAGCAACTGCACTGTTGGCTGCCACACGACCATCTGTAAAGTAAAGATTTGAGCTACCCTCTGTTATATCATCTGTATCAAGCACAACTACACCTGTCTGACTATTTACACTATCCACAGGGGCAGTACTTGTTAAGGTAGTTGGCTCAAATTTATTGCTTGATGTTTTAAATTGTAAAACCTGATTGTTTGATGGGCTTGAAGTAGATATATCTGATAATTCTTTTACTGATATACTATTCAAGGCAGTAGTAACATTAGCAACGTCTGTAACATCAGCATTCGCTTCAATGCCTGACAACTTTGAGCTACTTGTAGAATCAAAACTAATCTTAGCTGTATTAGCTGTAATGGCGTTTGCCTGACTTGTAGAGATACCTACCTTAGCATTGTTTGTCGTAATATCAGACGCTTGTTGTGCAGTTATGCCTGTCTTGGCATTGTTTGTAGCTACATTTGATTCTAAGGTATCTAAATCTACAGCTTGTGTTACTGTGATATGCCCTACCTTTGTTGCATCAGCAGAGGGGTATGTGTTTTTAAGAGTGTTGGCTGCTACGCTTGTATTTGCACTTACACGAGCTTCTGTGTAATATAGATTGCTTGTACCCTCGCTTATATCGTCTGTATCTAAGACCACATCGCCTGTCTGAGTGTTTACGCTTGTAACAGAATTAAGCTCTGTGCTATCTACATAATCTTTAACTGCTGCTGTTGTTGGTATAGTCGTATCATTATCGTTACTTGAAATCCCATCTGCTTCATCAACAAACTTTGTGATCGTAATGTTTTCGCCTGTATCTTTCAAAGAACCAAAAGAAACAGTACCTGATGCCACTACACGACCATCAGTAGATACGCTAACCCCTGTACCATTACCTGCACCATCGGTAAGCTCAACCTCACTACTGATAGCATTGTTATCATTAGTTTTGATTAGCCCCTCGTAGGTGTCTTTTATTCTTTTGTTTTCAAGATTTGCCATACTTTACTTTCGGTCTTTTGCAAAAATCTTTTTAGTTTAACTATGTTCTTATCTTTCGGTTTATATCTTACAGTACCCATCCGTTAAATAAACTATCAGTATCAGGGTAAACATCACTATCTGAGTTACTTCTGTACTCAGGAAACAAATTATCATTAAAACTCATATAATCAATAAATCTACGAGTGTAATACTCGGCTGTATCTCGTGCCTTAGCTACTAAATAGTCAACCTCTGATTTACTTACGCTTTCTGCGTTTTCAGATGTATGCTTAAACACACCACCATTTTTAATTTGATATGCAGCGTAAGGTAGGTAGTTGACTTGCGCCCACCATATAAGCATGGGTTGTACATAATCATTCACAAGACTTAAATAATTACCTGCAAGTGTACCTGCAATAATATCTGCGCTAATCTTATTGTAGAGATCAGTTCCTAAATAGTTCTGAATCTCAATCTCTTGTGCTATTTTGATAAATTGTATAAACTTGTCAGTGTCAGTATTACCATCAATAATACTGTTCTTTACAAGGTCTGTACGTGATATAAATAGTGCTGTTGCCATTATCCTTTATAATTTGGGTGGTGTCCGTTATTTGGCATATCCTTTGGTGCTTTCTCTGCATCCTTATATCCTCGTGGTGTAGGCGAATAAGACTTAGGTATCTTATCTACTTCATCGTAGTTTTGGATAACCTTTTTCATAGTCTTAGATTTTAGTCTGTATAAGACCTCTTCCCATCTATGCCCACAGTTTACCCCACCTTTAAATCTAAATAAATCGTATGCTTTGCCTTTATGCCCAAAAGACTTATTTACACCTGCATTACTCGCTTTGTCAATATCCTCTATGCGATATACTACACCTCTACCACTTCTGCTCATCATAATACGACAGAATTGTCTTGATTTGCCTGAGCTGTACTTTTCAGCGTATCGGTATCTTACTTTATATAAGGATTTGTCCAAGTAGCTAAACCCACTTTTTTTAGAATCTATTGACTTCTTTTCTAATTTCTCTTTTTTTGATTCAATGTGCTTTACAGCCCAATCCTCTATACTTTCGTTATCATCGCTTTGTTCTCTTACATCAACTGCTTCCCATCGGTTTGATATGGTTTCGCCCCTAAGCTCATCAAGGATAAGGTCAAATTCTTCATCGGTCAAGTCCTCTTTTGATAACTCACAGCATTGTTTGCTCATTTTAACCCCTGTTTCCTCTTCTCGTGTTTCCATATCGGCTACATTGTCAAGGTCGGTAAACTCTAAAGGTTGTAAAGTCTTAAAGTATAGGTTAAGTGAGATATTATTATACGCAAGGATTTGATCAAAGTTTTCTATAAGCAAACGCTGAAATGGTCTAATTACTGTGTTGTCCAATAGCAAGGTAGCTGTTTTAAGCTCGTCTGCGTTATTTCCAAGCCCTGTATTGTCTTTAATTCCTAAAAGCATAGGGGATACTACCCTGTGTGAAACGAGTATCTTACGTGCACTCTCATCGCTTAAAAACTGATATTGATTATGAGCATCAGAAAGCTGTATTGGTTGTATATCAGCAGCAGTTTCAGCATTATCGTTAAATGCTAAGATAAACTTACCTGCGTTGCTACTACCACTAAACTTTTCATATATACGTCTTTCGATTAGTTCTCTTTGCTCAGGATCAGGTGTTCCGTTGTTAAAGTTAATAAGCATAGATGGCGCAAGACCATTCATGATATTGTTTAAGTGATAGTTGCTTATCTCTTCCTCTAATTCTGCATATTGAGTGCCACCTTGATAGTCAACAGGCGAATAATACTTAAATCCTGCTCTATAAGGTTTGATGTACATAATCTCTAACCCCTCTTTAGATGTACCAAAGGCAGGGATTCTTTTAAGTTCACTACTTCGCTTGTACTTAGACCAATCATTAAAATAAAAGTACGCTTCTATCTCGCCCTTGTCATTGCACTTCTCAGCTCGTAATGTTTCAACAGGTATGTGTTCAAGTGTTACAATCTTAGTTCTATCTTTTGAGTAAATTACTTGTAAAGCACATTGACCCATCAGCTTGTAGTCATAAACTAACTTGCGCACACAATCATCATTAAATAAAGACACCATCTGTGCGTATTGATCAGGTTTTCTGTTGCTGTCAGTAGCATCTAAGCCCTTACCATAAATCATCTCACTAATTCCGTTAATGATAGCATTGTTAGTAGGGCTACCATTATATCTGTCTATAAGATATTGAAAGTAGTTGTTATCATCGCCATAGCTCACAAATTCCTGATTCCGTACTTCTTTTACAGTAGGGCTTGTGTAGGTGCTTAGGTTAACTATTCTTAAATCGTTTTTCATAATATAATATAATCGTTATCGTAGGTAGTTTCTGTTGTGTATTCCCCTTGATTAACTGTATAATAGTTATTCGTGTCTTGGTCAACTGTCTGATCTGTGCAAAACACTTTATCTTTATATATAACGCTTGTACCCTCTTTTATTGTTAAATCATAAAACCTACCCTCTTTTAATGCAAGAGCTTGACTTATAACTAAGTGATTTTTGTTGGTAGTAGCAGATGATGTATATGTAACAGATGTGTTTGTAGAATCATCCCTAAATATCAAACTCACATTCGTTGCATATGAGCGTGGTATAACCTTTATGGTCTGAGCATCCGTTGATGTAGTTAGTTTTATCATAATACTATAAACTCGTTATCAGCAGAGTGTGTTACATATTGGTTTTTGTTAATCTGATAGTAAGAGTTTGTACTTTGGTCTATCGTTTGATTTGTGCAAAACATCATACCCTTGAATATCTTGCCTACTGTATCCTGCAACACAAAAGAATAGTATGTATCTTCTGTAAGGGTGTATTTATTGTTTATTCTTAAAAAAGTAGAACCCTCTGAAAACGAAAACCCACTACCATTCCACTCTACCTGTGAACCACTAAACGTAGCTGTATATGTATCCCAATCTTGGTCTGCTGTATATTCAGTAACTATGTTCGTTGATTCGTTTCTTACAAACATTGTTAATGCACCTGATACAGCCCTGCGTGGTATTACATCTATACTTTGCGAATCTGTCGATGTAGTTAAGATATGCATACCTATATAACGTATAGATTCTGAATTTTGTGTAATAAAAAAGGGGGCTTTTACACCCCCCCATATTTAACTAAACCAAACTTAATGAAAAAACTATACGCAAATATACAAAAAATATATTAAGGCGTAGGATTAATTGGTGATGATGAATCATCAGTCGGTAATGATGCTACAAAGAAAGGTGGTGCTGTTTCCTGAGCAGTAAGGGTAAGTGTAAATCCACTTAAATCCCCCATAGCTGCACCTGTAACAACTGTCCCCCCTGTAACTTCTGAACCATGATCTTTACCTACTAAAAAGCCGTTGCCATTGTAATCTTCAACAACAATTTGAGGTCTGCCATGAGCTAAGAGCTTAATCTGCTCTTGAGTAGCTACATCTAAAAACGTAAATGTAACATTAAGGGTTGATTCATAAAAAGTAGTGCCATTTTCTCTTGACGAGTTAATAGCAGTTTCTAATGATGAATTACCCTTGATTTCATATTTGTAGAAAGAAACACTATCATCTAAAGTGATTGTACCTGAGCTGTCAGTTAAGGCAGCTGTGGTACTTGTATAAGGTCCAAAGTAAATGTTTTTCAGCCCACCTACACCACTCTTACATGGTAACGCTCTTCCGTTTGATACTGCACAAGCCATATTAATTTTATTTTAATAAAAAAGGGTAGGTAGGCACTCGGCTTACCCACCCTTTTTAAGTTAGAGAATTATTTATTAAGAGTACAGCACTACATCGCTTCCTACCCCTATCTGTACACCTGCTGTGTATCTCATGATTACTCGAACATTTTGTGAGCCGTCTAAATCAGCCATGTCTAAAACACGAGTTTCATTTCTATCATTTAGCAAACCTGTGCCAAAGAATAGGTTAGACTTACGAGCAGCCATCATAGCGTTGTCGCCGAGACCTTTAGTTACAAATAATGGGATACCTTGGAAGTTCATCTCAGTTTGCCCTACGTTGTAAAGCTCACGATATCCTAATGCAGCTTGAGCAGCGATATATTGCTTAGCGATATGCGATGAGATATAGATGTGTAAATCATCTGAACCATATACACCACTTGGGATTGCATCAACAACTTTAGCTATCTCAGCGATAACATTTGAAGAAGTGATGGCAATACCTGATACATCGACTACGTCTGAATCAGCACCTGCAAGTGTAACAAGACCATCAAAATTACCCTCACCTGCACTTCCTGACCATATAGAAGTTTCAGTAGCTTGTGCAACCTCAGCAGCTACACGAGCGATAACGAAGTCAGAGAACAATGGTGGTAGCTCATCAAAAGCTGAAAAGCCCATTTGAGCAGCTTCCCAATCAGAGTGCAATTCTTTCTTACAAACTTGTAAGTTAACTTGCAATTCAGTTGGTGTAAGTACTTTCTCAGTTAGAGTAAGACCTGATGTAGTTGAATCAAAGTCGCAATCAGCAGATCGTACAAGATTTGAGAACGCACCTACTTTCATAGCAGCTTTGAATTTGATGTTAGGTAGAATTGTGATTCCACCCTCATCTAAAGTTTTAGCAGAGAACAAGGATGCAGCAATGTACTTACCTGCGAATTCCCCTGCATAACTTGAACCTGTAATAGTTGGATTTGGCATTTTTATTTAAATTTAACTGTTAACAATTTTTGACATTACTTTATCCAAAGTGCTTAGTTTTCTGTTTTTAGCAAACTTTAGATTAACTTTTTGTTGTGGCTCAGGGTTATGAGTGATTGCTTCGGCAGCAGGTGTTTCGGATAGTTCCTCTTTCACTTGCTCTTCTACTTCGCTCATTTCCTCTTTCTTTTCAATCATCGCTTTGATTTCCTCAACCAATGATTTTACTTCTGCTAACTCTTCTTTGGTAGCATACTTAGCTTCCACCTCTTCCTCTTCAAGTTGCTCTTCAACTTGATCCTCAGACGCTTCCACTTCCTCTTCCTCTTTGGCTTCTGCTTTTTTGATTTCAGCAATCAAACCCTCTTCCTTAACGACAAGGATTTGACCATCTTCCATTTGGTATTCGCCAACAGGAACAGCCACTTTCTCATCGTCTGTAAGGATAAAGATTTCATTACCTGATTCAAACGCTTCTGCTTCAAGGACAGTTCCGTTATCGAGTTTCGCTTGTGCTAACTCTACTTTAACCTCTTGGTCTTGCTCAACATTTTCTACAATGTCAGCAGTATCTTCCCCAAGATAGGTTTTGATTTTACTTAGAATTTCTGTCGCTTTCATAATAGTATAACGTATTTAAAAATTAATTTGTATTTTGGGCTATACTTTCCCAATTCCTTGCGCCCTTAATGAGCCATCACAACACTTAACGTGATATGTATTATCTTCACATAAACACCCACGCCTTGATGACTTAGGGCTTGTCCTTGATGGTGTGATAAATCTTTTTATTCGTCTAATCATTTGCCTTGACCTCTGTATTTTTTCTTATATAGCTTTGAGCCTTTTACACTACTCATTTTGGTTTTAGCGTGTACACCCTTTCTGCGCACCTTTGGCTTAGATACTTTTATGTAATCTATCCTCTTAGCCATTATATTTTAGGATAGGCTTTTTTGTAGTCATTAATTATCCTAATTAACTTTACATTGCTTTGGTTTGCTTTTGTAATCTCAGGTATATCATTCGGTCTTAAACCCAAGTCTATAAGTTGTTTAGCCACTTCGGCGCTATCATCAATTAGTTTCTCTACATCTTGCTCATATCCATTAAGCTCTTGTATAAAGTTTTGCCTTGCTTTTACATAATCTAAATATGCTCTATCTATCTTAGCAGAGCTTTTTGCCAAACGACCATCTATTGCTTGTGATTCTTTTAAAATAGATGCAGGTTTTCTTGCTAACTCTACTTTCTCTTGATTGCTAAATAGCATCTTGCTTACATTTTTTATACTCATAATTATTTATTTTTTTTTGGGTGTCCTTTTGGTAACAGATCAAAATCCCCTGTGTACTTAGGATTCTGAGGTCTGCCATTTTTAACTAAATATAAAAACGCATTGACACGAGCAAAAGACCACTGTGAAGCACTTTTTACTCTTGGGCTATGTGATACATTAAACGCACCTAAACCACGCTGAAACACAGCTTTAAGCATACCTACGTTAACACCATAACCTAATTTGTCTTTGTATCTTTTATTGAAATCGTCTGACTTTTGTTTAAGGGTAGCTTCGTCTTTTTTAGATACCTTTGCGCCCCTTGTTGTAGATGCATCGCCTTTAGCTGTACCCTTACCTTTTGGGTTTGGGTTTGGCGTGTCTGACTTAGGGGCTTTCTTTGAACGTCTTATACCACCACGTTCACCAACCTCAGCCATCTTCACGCACTTACCATAAACCTTTTTGTAACCATCAGGGCATTTTTTCATGTCCTCTTTTTTGTGAAACTCACAAGGCATATACCATGTTTGCCCCTCAAACTCGTGTTCGTGATACCCCTCACAACCTAAGTCCTTAGCTATCTCTAATGCTTTTTCTTTGGTGTTAAAAGCAACTCTATCATCAATGATAGCTATATTCTCATTGACTACCATAGATTCTAATTCTATTTCGCCTAATTCTTTTAACTTGCTTTCAGACCAACGCTTACCTGCTTTGCCACCCCATAAAAGATAAGAAATAGTACCACACGCTTTAGTGTCGCTTTCATCATAGTACTCTTCTGCTCTTGATAAGAAAGAGTACATACGTTTTATAGTTTCTTTTGAGATCGGTTTGCCTTGTGCAAGTTGTTGCGCTCGTATCTTACCTACATCAGTAGCACATTTGTTGTTTACTTTTTGGTTAAGTTCAATACCACGCTTTGCATTATTCTTTACAGCACTTGGATAATCAGAGTAAGACTCAAGTTCCTCTTCTTTAACAATGCTTAATATATCTTTAAGCATGTCCTTAGCTAAATCCTCATCAAAGTCATTGATAGGCTCTTTTGGGCGTTCCATTTTATCAGCAAAGTAACCCTCAATAGAGAATCCTTTAACCTTTCCTGTTTTTACAAACTGTTCCCATATCTCTTCGTTGTTGACCTTTACAGCCCCCATCCAAGTTCCCACAGGTACATTTAGTCCGTACTTTCTGCTTTTGTCGTGTTTCTCGTCTTCTACTATCCAACTCTCTACTAATGTTAGTCCGTTAATGCTATGTTGATGCTCTAATGTTGCTTTGTTTTGATTGCCATTCTGTAAGTATAGCTGTGATGCCTTTTCTACTGTATCTTTTGAAAAGTAAATATAATACTCTTCATCGCCTTTGCGCCTGTATATGGGTTTGTTAGGTATCAATAACGCACCAAGTAAAATACGCTTCTCAGCAGATACCTCAGCGAGTTTTATCTCTTCATTTTTTAGTGCAATAAAATCCTCTTCAATGGCAGGATTCTCTACAACTGAAATCGCTTCAATCCCTGTGATTTCTTCATCGTCTAAAATAAGTTCTACAATTCGCATATCTATATAACGTATTTAGTTTAGTTTTTGTATTTATCCTATTGACGCACCCTCTACAATGTTTCTGTCTAATTCCTGTGCTGTGCTTACATCATTTGACACCACAAACGCCTTGACAGGTTGCTGTGCTTGACCACCTATTGCTTCTGCTAATTGGTTCGTATCTGATGCACCTACAATGTTAAATGCAGGGGGTACTGATTGTGATTGTGCTGCTGCTGTTGGTGCTGTGGGTGTTACTGATGGCGCAGAGCCACCACCCAAACCACCTGCTACACTTTTTGACTTACCTACTGCCTGAGTGATTGCGCCAATGATACCAACTGCCTGTAATGCGTATCCAATTAACATCGGTATATTTTGAGGAAAACCAATTTTTGCTGTCTGTGCTGTACCCTCTGCCACTGCTGCCGTTGAACGAGCTGCCACTAAACTTGAAAATGTAATTGTTTTACGAGCTTCTGCAATTAATTCCTGAGCATTTAAGAGTTGTTTAGCTATGAGTGCTGCTTTACCTGCTGCTGTTTCAGCACCAAACAATGCTATGGCTTGGTCAACTACTTTCTTTTTAGCATCTAACTTTCTTTGCTCTGCTTCAATCTCTGCTTCTGCATTTTCTAAAACTAAGTCTTTTCTTTCTCGTTCTAATGCATTAAGATTAGTCAACTGCTCACTTCTTAGCCCTGTAATAGTTGCTTCAACTGCTGCTAATTCGTTTTTAGCTTCTAACAGAGCTATTTCATTTTCGTCATTTTTTAATTTGTCAAATTGAAGTTGAGCAGCATCTACTCTTGTTTGTAGAGCTTCTTTTTGCAGTTTCTCTTGCTCTTCAAGAATCCTACCAAGCTCTTCATTTGCAGCTATTCTTTCATCAATAGTTTTACTTTCGTCATCTCTTATTTGTCTTTGTAATTCTGCTTGTCTATCAAACTGTTCAATTAATAATTGATTAACTACTGCGCTCTTATCAGCTTTTTTAGTTGTTTCTACAATTTGTTTGCCCTGTTCGATAATTGATTGAGTGTAATCAGTTGTAGCTTTTGCTACTTTAGTTACTGTTTCAGTTACTTTATCAAAAGAATCATCAACACCTGTAACTACATCAACAAGCTCTTTACCTGCATTTTTTGCACTTTCGGCAGCACCTGCAAAATCTTTATTAAAAAGTTTTACAATAGCATCGCCTAAAAACCCAATGGCATCTAAAGCAGAAGTAAAACGCTCTATGATATTATCTTTAATTGCTTTACCTAAGTTTTTAATAGATTGTAAAGGATCATCAAACACACTTTTAAAAAACCCTGTAACAGCACCTAAGTTGTTTACTAAAAAATTTACAAAGTCATTAAACGCAATAGATACAACCTCAAACGAAGTATTAAAAAAGTCTGCTGCTTTTTGGTTCTGTTGAAAAATCTCTGTGAGCTTAGCAAACGCTGCAACAACAAGACCAATACCTGCTGCTTTAAGTGCAGTACCAATACCCTTAATACCTTTAGAAACGCCCTTTGTAGCATCCCCTACATCCTTAAAACCCTCTTCTGTTGACTTAGTGAGATTTTGGATTTCGCCTTTTACGTCCTTAATCTCTTTTATCGCCTTATCGGTTTTAGCTTCTAATTCTACTTGGATTTTTTTAGCCATTCCATGTCGTTTTTAAATTGTTTAAATGCCTGTCTAAAGTTCTTAGGCAGGTAATTTTTCCCTTTAGCTATTCGGATGTTTTCCGAGCCATCTTTTACATAGGGCAGTAACTCTAAGATATTCTGTATCATAATTCGTTTAATAGTTCTATGTTTGATTCGCCTGTTGCTAAGTTTGTTTCTATGCTGTTGATCTTATACCTTTTACCATTGATATCAAACCTATCAGCAAGGGTAAAGTTCAAAAGGATTCTAAGGGGTAGATATGCCTTTACTTTTGTAAGTCTGTTCTTTATGTTAAACACATTTGTAATATAGGTACTGTAATAGTTTTGGAACAATGTACCTGTAAAACTACTATCGCCTGTATATTCGTTTTTCTCTAAGTTAAAATTAATGTTAGCAGTCGATGTGCCTGAGCTAAAAGAAACGCTGTTAGATGGCATGTTTACACTGCCTGTGATTTCTGAGTGTGTGTTATATGTGCCATCTGCATTGACTAAATCTATAAAACTTATTGATTCAGATGGGTTTGTATATACAGGGTAAAATAGTAATGGTTTTCCAATGTAGCTCTCTTGGTTATCATCTACTGACCAACCTACTTGAATCTCTGTTTCATCTTCATTATCAAGATTCAATAGTTTTTCGTATTTAGGATGTCCGAATGGTGCTACAACACTATATAAAGCACCATCAACTATATTACCACTGTCATCTGATTGTGTAAAGTCTGTTTTTGCCCACTCTTGATTGAACAGTTGATTGTGTGTAGCAGCTAAAAACGTATCTGTATCTTCAAAACTAAATGATACTTCCCTATAAGGCAAAGCTATATTAACCTGACTGCTTTTTACATCTACAAACTCACTTATATCGTACGCTGTACTTATTGACTTTTTATTGGTATAAAAGTTATCTAAGGTGTCAACGTATATAGTGCCATCATCCTCTACAAACGTAGTAAGGTTAAACATCTTAAACAATCCTGTCAAAAAGTCTATAACTTTGATTTCAGGTATTTGTTCGCTTATAATAAATTCAAAATCAGTTGGTGCTGTGTAGCTACCTGTATCATGTGTTGTTGTTATAAGCGTTCCACTATCTATAAGCCTTGTATCCCATTCTATATTTGTAAAAGTTAATATACTTGTATAAGTTAGTGTAACTGTATAAACTGCAGCAGTAGTCCAAAATGAATCTATATCGATAACCTTTGATGTTGATGTAATGCCACTTTCAGAAAAAACCTCAACCCCATCTCTTGCTATACTTATATCATAAGGGTTTGAACCTGACCTGCTTAATGTTAATCTAAACCTGCTTACTGTTGTTCCTGATGGGTTTGCCACATTTAGATTACCTGTTGATATTATACTAACAGGCAAACTACTCGATGGTGTTGTTACACTTGTTGCACCTGTAAAGTCAACAACATTTACAAAAGATGGCACTTGTGTTCCACTTGATACCTTACCTTTTTTTCTGTGTAGCCACATATATAAATCATAGTAAACATCATTTGAGCTATTAAAGAAGTCTGTGCTAAAAGTAATACCATACTTAGTTTGTATCGCTTCTATGATCTTGTGTATCCTCAAAGCATATTTAAGCTCTTCCCACGCAAGACCATGCTTTTGCCCACTACCATAATAAAGATTTCCTGTATCATGTGCGTTATCCCCACTATCATAGTAAATTCTTTTTGAGTGAGTGATAATAGGCACTACCACATCGTTTGACGCAGGGTCTCTTTGTAGCGCAGTTTTAATGTTTGCAGGTGCAAAGGTTTCATTAAGACTATTAAGACTTGTAAGTGCGTTTAATTTATCTTCCCCTAACAGATCTTTAAGTGTTACTGTGTTACCAAAGAATGTAATGCGATAAGCCTTTGGTCTGCGATTCTGCAAGTCAACACCCTCTAACTTTATCTTACCTTTTTTGAATGGTAAGTTGTTTAATTCGAGTGTAGCATCTTTTTTAGTTCTCGCATCAAAGCCCCCTGTGATATCAAAATTGTAATAATGCTTAAATATCTTGTTGTTTGCTTTAGATGCAGGTAGAGTAAACGTCTTGGTAAATTCTGTGAACACTTTAGCAATATCCTTGACGTTTTGGATAGACTGAGTGATGCTTACAGATTCGTCTTTAAACATATCCACTCTTTGCCCCTCAATAAATAGCTGTATGCTCTGCACTATCTTATGTTATTTATTTTATCAAAAGCGTGTTCAAACTCTACTGTATAGTTTGCAAGTCTATCGTTTACACTTGTCTTGTATGTAATTGACTTTGTTAATGGGATGACAGGTATTACTTTCTCTTCTGTTTCTGTTATCTCTGTGTAGTAAACCTGCTCACTTAACAATAGTTCCTCTAAAACAGAATTATGGTCATCATTAACATAACCTGTGTTCATTGTAATTCTATCTTTACCTTGTGCTAAAAACGCCTGTTGTTGGTGTTGGTATGTTTTGTAGCTTAGGGTACTTTGATCAAATATAGATGCTTTAAACTGCTCAGACGTTACGTTGGTTGATTCTACTGATTTCTTAAAAAACATAAGGTCTTGCAAAGCACCATACTTATTAACGAATGTAACTTTGTAAGGTTCGTATTTACATTCCTCTGTGCTTAGTATTTTAATAACCTCTGTACCTGCTGAGGATGCTACATAAACCTCATCAACAAGTCCTATATCCAACTGCCTTAGAAAGTCTGTTAAACAGCTTGACGTTTCAAGCGTACCCCCATCAGCCACAACCCTTTCCTCATAGCTGTCGTTATTATCTTGACCACTTACTGTAACATAGTCTATTTGTGCGTTTGTGTTTGTTGAGCTGCTTATTGCTTGTGTTCGCTTTTCAACACCTTGATAGAAAAATGCTACGCTTGTTGTATCGCCTGTGTAAACAGGGATTCTCACATTACTATCGTTAAGTCTAAATATAGTGTTGTTTGAAATCAAAGCACCTTTGGATAGCTCAGGGTTTGTACCCTCGTGAAAGTATCCATAACCATCAAAGGCTACAAAGCCATTTGTGTTGTCAGGCGATACTGTTGCACTTGCAGAACCACTTGATACTGTTGTTGATATTATTGCATTAACCCAAACAACTTGACTGCTATACGTGCCATCAAACTCTATTTCAAGATAATCTCTTATAAGCTCTGCAACCTCAAACACAATAAACCCTGATGTAAGTACATCCTTTGTAATTGTGTATTTAGGGTTTGCTACTGATGCGTTTGCTACAAATGTACCTGTGTAGATATATAAGTTGAGTGTAGCTGTTGCTATGTTTGTTTGCGATACCTTTAGGTAAAAGGGGCTTCTTACGTTTATCTTTGTAGCCATTATATTAAGTTTTCTAAGTCTTTAGCAAATTGCTCTTGTAATTCTTTAGGTAGGTTAGTAAATGCTTTCTCAAAGGGCTTAGTAAAAAACAGAGATGGTTTGATTCCATAGTTCTTTACTATTGTAGCAAGTGCAAACCCTGTCTGCTTGTAGCTTAAAAACCTACCCTTTTTATCTCTGAATTGTATTCGCTTTGCAGATGCCCACTTACCAAACGTGCCTGTGGCACTTTCTAAGCCAATAAGATTAGAGGATTGCTTGTAACTAAAATTACTCAAAGACTTACCACCACGTACACCCTTAACACCTCTGTCTTGAAACATACCATAATCTTCCATCTCAAAGAACAATCTAAACCCTGCACTTACTTCCTCTAAGGTAAACCCAAGAGAATCATATAGCTCTTTAGATACATTCTTTTTGCCTTTAGTAAGGTTTGTACGTGCCTGTTGCACTACATACTTACCAAAAGCTCTTAGAGCTGTCTGTGTTTCTTTTAGCTGCATACGTTAATATCATTTTCTATAAGCACATCAAAGGTTGTAGCCCACCCTGCAACAGAGTTCTCAAACCTATCATAAAAGGGTTCACAACTTGGATCGCCATCTAATTGATATTTTGATGTGTATAATGTGCCTATTCTAAGCACCTGTATTACTTTATTGATAACAGCAAGTTGAGTGTTAAGTACATCCTGCTCATTGTCGTTATCCCTAAACACATCTACTACTGCATCTTTGCTTTGATCAACAATATCCATTGTTAAGATACTCATACTAAACCTAAGCACCTGCTCTTCCAATGTTACGTTATTAATTACAATGTGTGCAAGTGGAAAGATGGTTTGCTTGTTTAGGTCTATATCTGTTATATCGCCTGTGGTAACTGTATTGATGTTATCATCAGCGAGTAGTTGGTCTTTGATTGTGTTGGTTATTTGATAAAACCCTCTTGCACCTTGATTAGCCATTGAATTTGCTTTTTATTTGTCTTGCTTCTAACTCTGCTTTGTCTTTCATAAAACTTAGGGCATATAAACATTGATGAGCATTTAATTTAGTGATATCTTCAAATCTTCCAATATCCCCCTGAGCGAGTGCGTAAAGTGATTGATACCACCCCCATTTTCTTCCGAAATTAGATGCAGCGCTAAGTTCATCTCTTCGTTCCCCAAATAGTTCAGCATAGCTTTCGATAAGTCCATCCCTAAATTGTAAAAAAAAACAATAGAACCTAAGACTGCGCTCATGGGCATATCTTTCATCTTATCTGCATTATCTACACTATAGTCTTCTATATTGTACTTATCGCCATACTGATTCTTAATAGGTCTGTATAATACATTCATAGCTCTGTGCATATTTTGCCAATCACCTATAAACGTATCTAAGTCTATATATTCACCAAAGCTCATATCATCTAACTTAGGTATAAACCCATACTGCGTACCTTTCATCTTGAACATAGTTTGCAACTTGGGTGTGTTGTTTAGCATCTCAGTTAATATCTGCACTATGCTGTTAATATCAGTAGCTCTCATGAGTAGCACGTGATCGCCACGTATCCCACAAAATATCTCTATCATCTTAACAGCCAAAAACTTCTCGTCTTCGTTGTTATCTTGTATCTTTAGATATCTCTGATATTGGTCTAAAGTTATCTCATTAAGTGATTCAGGGATTTCTATATCTACTTTCATAACTTATTACTTATCTATATAACGTAAAAAAAAATGATTTTAGCGAATAGCATATTTACCTCTGTTGGGATTCTGTAATTGATAGCCCACAGAATAGCGAATCGCATCAATTAAATGGTTGTAGGCATCAACAGGTGTGTTTGATTTGCGCTCTAACCATCTGTAATTATTTAGCTCTTTAATGAGGTTTGTACTATCAGGGCTTACCACAAGGTCGTAGTCTTGTAATAGGGATATCCCATAGGTAACACTACCCTGTCCTTTGATTGATGGCTTTACGTTGCATCCTTTTGCTTTTATTTCGTGTAGTAGTCGTACCTCTGCGCTATCACCTACAATAAGCCCATCCTTAGCGTGTTTAAGGTTGAGTTGTGCTATCTGTGAGGTTGTAAGGCGTGGCAGGTAAAAACATTCCCTTAGATAGATTATTTTGTTATCTGTATCTATGTTTGTTTCTACAAGGGTTGATGGATCAGCAGCAAAACCATAATCCTGCCCCCATACGCTTACACCTTTCTTTTTAAATTCGCCAATAGTCCAATTAGTAAATATCACACCCTCAGCTTTACTCATCCACGAACCTAACATCTGTTGTTTGTACTTCTCAGGTCTGCGCTGTTTCATTTGCTGTATCTGCTCTATGTAGCTTGTAGATAGATTGTCAATGTTATCTAAGTATGTGGTGTGAATGTAGGTGGTGTTGTCCTTTCGCGTATTGCTACCCTCTTGCACACCCTTATCCTCATAGAATCGTGTATATACAAAATGCTCTTTAGTTGTAGGGTTAAGTATCAAGATAACTCTGTTTTGTTTACCTTGCTGTCTTACTGATAAGTCAATGGTATCAAACTTCTGTTCGTCTGTTAGTTCCTCTGCTTCATCTACTACCCAAGTCGTAATACCTGTAAGTGATTTGAGGTTTGCTGTCTGATCGCCTGAGCTTGTCTTGATACCCCTAAAGATTATCTTGCTGTTTGAGTGTTTGTTTATTATCTCGTCTTTGGTAACGTGGAAATCGCCTATACAATCCATCAGCTCTAACTTCTCTATAAACTCAGGTATGATAGAGATACGTGCAGATGTTAAAGTATATCGTGTAAATAGGATTGTATGCCCTCGCTCGTAAGTAAGAAGAACAAGCATAGCATTAATTGAGAAAGACTTACCTGAACCCCTACCACCTGTTACAACAAAGTATCTACTATCGTCTGTGGATATTGGTAGGTATTTCTTATGTATGT